TGAGGAGAGATAGCACTCTGGAACTGACCAGTTGCTTCACTAACCCACCCGTGAGAATAATAATGAAAAAACGTCTTACTCGGGTCTTTTGCGAACGGAACTAACCGCACCGTATACGTATTGCCGGGTCTCAACCGTAAGATATTACTTGTCGAGTTGTTGTTCTGCGATGGTTTATTCAACGCGTCCTTGATTGATGCAAACATGCTTGTTGTCATTTTCTTTTTAATATATTGTTAATAGTTTTTATAAGTTTTATACTCAACGGTTTGATCTTATTCGAGGATAAGTACCTCGATCTCAAACTACTCAGCACATTATAGAAGTCTTTATAAACAAAATCAACTACTTTGTTCTCTAGATTCAAATGCCTGTCATCGTAACCTAATGATAGTAAAGAGTATAAACATATATTTCCAGATTTTAATTCTAAAAGAAACGCTGGATACATAACCTTCTTTAATTCTAAATATTTCTCTACTTTTGAAATATTATTCTCTACACATTGACTGTAAATAAATTTAAAACTATTTCTTAATTGTTTAATATTAAATTCATCATCAGGTTTAGTCAGTTGAATTTCCCTTATATATTTTCTATAAGCAGATATAGCTGGAAAAGTACTGTAATAACTTAACGGGACAAAGCTCTCCCTATGCATGATATAAGGAGCTTTAAAAAACAAATCAGGATCAATTTTTTTATTCTTCAAAGAATTGGCTATTTTTTTAATAGCAATATACTTTTCATCTTCGAGGTTGCTGAAATTTTTGCGTGGGGTAAACCCTTTGTTTTTCCGGGTTGATTTTAAATATGTATTGTAAATGTGTTGTTCTTGTATGGTAAGATTTTTCTCTACAGTCATATTTGAAGTTTATTTTTCTTAAAAAATTTTGTTATGTATTTACTTTTATAAAGTAATGGTTCATGATCTAAAAACAATCTAACCAACTCAAAATTACTCTCCAATAATAAGCTATCTCTGAATAAATCTCTATACTTTTTTTTGTTTAGAACAATTAAAAATACATTTGCTAAATTAATCTTTTTATTTTCACACATTGAAACAAAACTACATAGAGTGAGAAATCTATGCTTTATATCTTTACGATCTAATATTGTATATGGATTATCCATTTAAAGGTATGAATTTTTTGCTTAATGCTAATACAGTATCTGTTAATTCTCCCCCGGCAGCATATTCATGCCCTCCACCGTTGCTAACAGTTTTAGCGAATTTACCTAGATCTAGATCTACATTTGTATTTTTACGATAATAAACACGCTTATTCTTAAGGTTTATTAACATACATACATCATGATTATTTTTATCAATAATATACTGCGCTACATCATTTACATATTGGTTTACAAAGGCGCTTATAAATTTGTATTCTTTTTTACCTACAGGTAAGTTGCATTCAAATAGCTGTAAACCTTCAGCAAGTTTTTTAAATTTATAAAAATGATAACTTATAATTTTATTTTGTTCGTTTGAGAAACCATGAAAACCATGTTCAAAATCATTAATAAAATTTTGTAGTTTATTACCGTTTTTATACCAGAATAAGAAATTAAGTTTATTACTTTCAGGGAATTTTAATTCATAACAATCATAATCATTAACAAGAGCAATTAAATGTTTTTGTTCTGTTGTTAAATTACCTAAGGATCCAGTTGTATTATAATGTTTGTATATAAGTTTACTACAGGAGGATTCTTTTACATCAATATAATACTCAGCATTTTTATAAATTTCTTCTTTATGAGTCTTATGGTGATCAAATATACATACGTTCTTCTTATCAATTAAATCTTGTATCTCAGTAGTATCTAAATCAAAAAAGTATACTTGCTTATAGTCCTCAAGTTTATTATTGTTTAGCCAACTTAAAAACTTTTCTCGTAAATTACTAACTTTAAGAGTAATTGCTTTCGGTTTCTTTTGACTTGCCCAACAGTGAACTAGATAACTACAGCATCCATCAAGATCTAGGTCGGTAAAGATTATCTCATCTTTAGACATTGTGATTATTTACACCTCTCTACCAAAATGTCCCGCTGATGTTTCTGCAGCCGATACATCTTCGTTAACATTAAGGTCTGTATTTTCAGATAATGTAAGGGTACTGTAGTCTATAGCCATTCTATTGCTACCCGTATTTGAACCGAATCGGTTTTTTATGATACCTATATGTAATGCATCTTCTTCTTCATCTTGCTCGCTTCGCCAGATACTTACTATAGCGTCTGCTGTAGCACCAAGCCCATAACTTTCTCCTATGCTTTCTAAACCTGGGGCTGTAGTATTACCATACCCAGTACGGTTGACCTGTGTAGCAGAAATTACAGGACATTCAAATGTATATGACATGGCTCTTACTTGCTCAGATATACTCTTAACTCTTTCGTATGAATTATTACCGTATGTACTACCCATCAAATTAAGATAATCAAGTACAATAATATCTGGTTTGAAGCCTTTATTACCTAGCTTTTTAATAAAACCCTCTAATTGAGGAGGGGTAATTGAGCTAGGAGGAAACTCTTTAATTATCATATTAGCTCTAGGGCTTGACATTTTAAATTTAGTAACTCTTTCCTTTAATGTATCTACATGATCTTTTAAATGATTAATTGGTAAATTAGATATTCTAGATGTAATTCGTTTACTGTAAATCATCTCTGACATTTCTAACGACACAACAAGCACATTCTTACCTTGCTCAGCTGCATTAGTCGCTACATTACTTAAAAATATTGACTTACCTACATTTGTAGGTCCAGCAAAAACATACATTGCTCGACCGTTCTCTAAAAAGCCTCCATCTAGTCGCTCATCTAACCACTTCCAACCTGTACGAATTTTCGTTTCCTTCGTGGTGATATCATCAATATGCTTATCAAGATCTTTAAAATAATCATGACCTACATTTGTAGTAATAGATATATTACAAGCTTTGGTGAATTTATCATGTATGACCGCAACATCTCTCTCTTTACTATCAACAATATCTAAAAATGTATTAAAGACAGCTTGTTCTTGTAAAAATTTTTCTGTGTATTTGTATAATACATCTTCATTAAAATCTATTTCTATTTCAGCGATAGACTTTTTACATTTTAAATAATGATCCTTTAATTGATCAGTATTTAAATATAATTCTAATTCCGTTTTGGATGGTCGTTGTTTGTTCTTTTTATATAAAGCTTGAATTATTTTTATAATTTGCTTTATATCTTTATTTTTAAAGAATTTATAATTTAAACTATCTATGATAGAGTTTAAATATATTTCATCTTCAAGCAGTTGCTTAAAAACAATTTTCTCTAAAAATTCAAGATCAACGTCGAGGTAGTTACTTTCGCTTGTTAGCATGTTTTACGAGAGTATTATAGAAGTACTCTTCTGATTTTCTATAGTCGTCAGTTATTTCGGTTAGGCCTGGCGATTCATGTATGACATGAATCGGTGCTGTAGTTAGTTTTAAACCGGCAAGATGACAATCCAGGCAAAACTTAATATCATATCCATGGAAGCCTTTTAGTTGTTCATCAAAACGTACATCGTGTAGCGCAATCGATTTAGTTCTTACCGCTAAAAATAACCCATCAAGTAAAATTACATCTTTCGGTACATCTCCAAAAATAGTATATGCGTAATCTGTTTTGTTAAGATAATGAGAAACAACTCCTGATAAGGTTTCCGGTTTACATAATAAATGCCACAAACATGGTTTTTTTATTTGTAACTTACTACCACCAGCTAAACCTACTACGTCATAACCCTTCTTAAAAAAATTCCGAATTGTCTGTAAAAAATTAACACTATCAATTGTTATATCATCATGTACAAACAATATACAATCATATTCTTTTAAATTATGTTTTGTTAGGTACTTATTATACGTTGCGCATAATGGTGATGCGTTGTTGTAAGTAGGTTGTAATGTATATGATACGTTGGTTTGATTTGTCTTATGATACTTTAAGCTATTCGCTAAGCGTGAATTTTTAAACTCATGTTCATTTAGCTTGGTAGCTGCTGCTATTAAGGTTTTCATAAAAAGAACGGAACAGAATTGAGCTTAAATTTACTTACTTCCTTAAATCTATTAGAAGTAAAGTTATATTCTAACACATTCCCTTCGTCTATATATTTATAGCCAGGCATAGCCGCAGATGTAAATTCTCCATCATTATAATGTAGAGTACTACCTGATCTAAATATACGTAAGCTACCGGTATTACTGTTATAATACCAACAGCTAAAAATACCCTGCAACATTTCTAATGCCGCTTTGAATCCAACCTTTTCTATGAGAGGTAAAATAATACTACTATCTACATCATTATAGTTTTCTAGTTTCATATCATGAACTATCTCTCTATCATTTTCTAAGACACCATTGTGCGCTAAATATTGACCATTAAGAGTAAACGGGTGAGATGTTTCTTGATTAAATTCTCTTACATTTGATGTTGGAGACTGTACATGTCCAAGATAATAAATACAAAACGGGCTTTCGGCAATAGGTTTAGTAAAGTCTAATTCATGCTTAGTTTTTACTAATTTATTATTTTGTAATCCTTGTGGGAACAGATACGTAACACTACGTAGAAAATTACCCCTCTCTGTATTCTTCTTACAGAGCTCTCTAAAAGTTTTTATATTGTTTGATCCAAATATTCCACACATAATAATAAATTATATTAACCTTTCATATGTAAATCAACTATTCTCACCCATGGAATGTCTTCTCGTTTATACTCTACCGGGTCAATAAGTTTATTTTGTAAAAACCCCTGTATACGAGAACTACAAGCAGTACAATAACCGCATGCCTTCTCTTCTCCCTCGTAACACGTCCAGGTATTTTCAAATTTAACCCCATTAGTAATACCTATATTAATAATTTCTTTTTTAGAGAGTTTTATTAACGGGGCACCTATTTTGACTTTATTTTTTCTATTCAAAGCAGTAACGTTGTTGATCTCTGCGAGAAACTCCTTACTACCATCCCAGTATCCAGCTTGGCTATCTACTAAAGCAGACCCGTGATATACAGTATCAGCTCCAACAGCTTCGGCATACGAGCATGCAATTGATAACATCATCATATTCCGAAACGGTACATAATTTACTGTTTGAGCGTCTCCAAGTACATCACGAGCATGAGCTACTTTAATATTGTCGTTAGTAAGAGAAGAGGTTGGTGCTATATCTTTAAAGAAACTTATATCAATAATTTTATGCTCTTCAATATTTTCATATTCGTCAATTTGAAGACCTGCATATAATATTTCTTTATTATGCTTTTGGCCGTAATTGTAAGTTAGCGCATAAACTTCCTCATGTACGCTTGCCGCTAAACTTAAGATTACTGAACTATCTAAACCACCTGAAATAGGTACTACTGCTTTACTCATCGTCTTGTTCTAATATAGCTAATTCATCAAGTGACTTACCATATCGGTATTTTTCACTTATAGAAGATTCTAATTTAGGTAGCACATTACTCCACGTCTCTTCGTCGTTGCGCCAATTCTTATAATAACCTATTTTCTTCTCTCCTATACTATACGTCGAACCGTTTTGTTGCATGATACCATGAGCTACAGCGATATCTTTTAAGCCAGAATATTTTTCTAAACCAGTCTTAAAATTAAGATATGCTTCACCCTGCAAGAACGCAGGTATAAATCTATTTTTTACTGTGAGCATTCGAAGGGTAACACCAGAGTAATTGCGACTTTCAGATAAAGCCTCATCGTTCGTATTACCTGCATCAGTTTTCTCTTTCTTAGCTGCCATTTGTACTAGTATAGACGCCATGTATACAGGACCAGACCCACCAGCTTGTTGCTTAACTAAGGTAGGATGGAGTGCACCAGGGTTAGCGTACGTATGATTACTTGCAATTACGGTTGTACCCGTAACAGCTGCTTTATAAGTAATAATACGCATCATGGATTTGAGCTGTTTGGCTCTAAGCCCCATATCCATGGCGCCTTTATTAGCACCAGCATCGTTTATTTCCTTCTCTGACGCTAAATTACCAAGAGAGTCGATAGAAATAATGAACTTACCGTGTAGTTCTGGTTCTTTTTCTACTTCGTCTAAAAACGTCATAATCTGGTTACGACAATTTTCTACTGTATCAACTGGTACGTATTTTACATTAGACGTATCGAGACCTACGTTTTCAGCTCCCTCATTTTCTACTGCTACCTCCGTATCAAAGATAACAGGAACCATACCTTTCCGTTGCGCATGTGCTAAAATTTTATTTAAAATAAAGGTTTTACCACAACCAGAATCTCCTGCAAAAATAGTAATTCTACCTTTAGGTACCCCTCCGTATAAGGAACCAGAAAGAATAGAATTTAACACTAAACAACCTGTATCAATCCACTCAGTAACATTACTAAGAGTATTTTTTTCTAAAGTAGTAGCGTTACTATTTAGTTTTTGCAGTTTAGCAAATGCTTTATCAACGAGATTAGACATGTATTAATGATCTTCAAATAATGTTACTTCTTCTTCTTTAACAGGCTGAGGATTTGATTCTGCTTTTGTATTAATTTTTGCATTATAATGCTCTAAGATTTTATCTGAAATTTTTACTTCAACGTTAATAATTTGAGATTGCCTATATTCAAACACAGGAGATTCTCCGTCAGAAAATTCAGTAAAAAATAAAGGCATTACATCTACCTTCATATTTGCCGCATCATTAGGCGTTACCATAATCATGGCTGGGGCCTTTACCCTTAACGTTTCGTCTGTTTTTTCGACAAGTTCTCCAAAACATGTCCTACCAATACTATCTACGTATGTAACTATATCCATGTAAGTATTATATATATTAAAAATTAATTTGCAACTTCTTTTTTAAAGAAATCAAATAAGTCGACATTTACTGCTGCGCCCGGTTGAAAAGATTTCCATTTTGCTGAGTCGTAAAATCTATCGATGACACTATATACGATTTTTTCAAACATTTTCTCATAGTCGATTTTAAAATCTTTGTTAAACTCGTCAGGTAGATCATATTTAAAACCAAGACTTGCTATACCAAACTTATTTGGTGTAATTGTATAAAAGTATCTTATTTTATCTCCTGAACCAATATACTCATTATTTTTAGATATACCATAATGGTCAAGTAATTTATTATAATAAATAGAGGATTTAACATGTATAGGGGTTCCTTTCTTAACTTTCCACCCATTAGAATATATGCTATATTTTTCATAATTCTTAACCCCCATAACGAACGCAATGTCTTTAATGGGTAATGATTTAAATATATCATATGTCTCTTCAAATAGCTCGTTCGTTGAAGATTGGTTTTCTGACATAATCATATGCTCAATTATCTTTTTTACATAAGGCTTGATAGCGTTAGGCATAGTAGTTCTAACAACCTCCACCCCTGTATATTTAAATTTCTTACACACAACCCCCTCATCATCGAGCTTGTGTAACACATATCTCTTCTTTTGTAGAAAAATACCTTTATCACATATTGACTCTCGTTTAAAGACAAATCTTGGATCTTTAGTAAGTAAGGTTTCTCTAGCCCACTTTTCAATATGAACGTTTAAATCATCTTCTATATCTTGTACTAAGTCATACACCTCTTGATTAATCTTGCTATTATTATGCAGATCAATCCCCATATGTTTTAATAAAAGATCTATAGTACAGTATGAACTATCAGTATCATTATAAATGATTGGATTTTGTCTATCTAATTCTTTATCTGTTAAACCAGTTTTAGTTTTTATATAGTTGCGTAAAATTATATTACTTTGCTTAATAACATCTCTACCAGTTAGAGTTATTGACCTAGCGATATCTCCGTCTCCCATTGGAGATATTTTATTACCGAAGTAACCATAGATACGATTGATTAAAATTTTCAGAGTGAATTGCCATATCCAAAGTTGATCAATCTTATACTTTGTTAATTTCATTTCCTCCTTTATTTTATCTTGCGCAACAAGGTCAGTCTCCTTTTCTAAAGCAAGCGTCAATTGATGTAGGTTTTCTCTCTCTACATTCCATTCCTCTTTTTTACCTCTTCTTATGTCGTAGAAGTGATCCGTTATTCTTGGAAATATACCTTTTGTTTTTTGTGAGAAAAGTTTTTTTGCTCGAGTTATTACAATTTCGTTTACATCACACCATTTACGAAAGTCCTTATAGGTCATTTCTATATGTTTGTCATTAACAGTCTTAACATATACTTTATCTTTATCTGTACCTATAATACTACCAACCTTTGTTTCTGGACTCAAATTAAGAGTTACCATCACACTAGGGTATAGAGAGTTTGCATCAAATGATATAATATTTTTTTGAAAGCCTCTTTGCGGTTCTCCTACATATGCCCCTTCGTATTTTTCTGTTCGATCATCTCCCTTGATGAATGTAGGTATGACCCTTGGTGGGTCTTGTTTACGAGCTTCAACTATTGCACGACCGTTAACCGTACTAATAGTACCTAGAGCTGCATTAAACGGAGTAAGTCCAACGTATGATAGCATACGAGCTAACTTCATATACATTAGCTTTTCATCAAGACGGACTAACAATCTTACATCGTGAATATTATAATCTACAAATTTCTGCCAATTCTCTAATGACAGAGTTGCGAGGTTAGTTTCACCAATATCTATCTTTTTCTCTCCTAATTCAATATGAGCTATATTATCTAGTTTATAACTATCTCTCATACCCATACTAAAGGTTTTGTATACATCGAGATAATCTAACATCGAAACTCCTTCTACTACATATTTCGTAGCTTGCATACCAAAGTTACCTCTATATATTCTTTGGTAAATAGGTTTCATTATCTCATTATGGACAGGGGAGAATAATCTCGTTGCATCTTCTCCTAAAATATTTCTAACACGATTTATAACATATGGTATATCGAACAATTCACTATTCCAACCTGATAAGATATCTGGTCGGTCGTTACAATAATGATCTAAAAAACGTTGTAATAATTCTGCTTCATTTTTACAATGTGTATAAACTACATCAGGTTGGTCTGTCTCGTATGGGTTTATACCCCACGTATAATACAGCTCTTTTACAGTATCATAAACCGTAATAACATTGATCATATGACTAGCTTCCTCAGGTTTAGGAAACTCATCTGGGGAGTATGTTTCAATATCAAAAAACCAAATCTTTAGCGGGAATTGGCTAAAGTCGGTATCCTCATTAACCTGCCAAAATTTATCTACAAGGAATTGTTGATATGGGGAAATGTTCTCATATATCTTTTGCTCGTTAAGATCTTCTATCTTTTTTCTACGGTCTAACTCACTTGTACCGATTACTTTACGTAGCTTGGTACCATACAAAGAAACCGCGTCATATCGTTTAGAAACGGTTTCATAATAGAAGTAAGGTTGATACGGGACGTCAGTTTCAATACGTACTCCATTATCATCCCAAGTATAAAGCCGCATGACGCGCTGATTAGGTATGTAAGCAAGATTCCTATACACAGAAGTAAGTATAGGGTATTTTTACGAATTAATCAACTAATTCCATTTTGGAGATTTAATATTTTACGCTCTGGAGCAGCATAAGAATATGAATATAGTTCTCTATAATAATCAATATTATCCTCCATCCATCTTTTATTCATATACTCTCTCGCTCTTCGACATTCTTTAACGTATTTTTTATGATCGTGGGTTAAGTATTTTATTTTATCGACCAAGTCATCACCGGTTTTAAATTTATGAAAAGCGTTCTTATATGTTTCCTGATCTTGACAAATAGATGGAATTCCGAATGCGCAAGCTTCAATAAATTTTAAGTCACTTTTTGCGTTATTAAAATTACTATCCTCCAACGGAGCATAAAATAATGTTGCGTTTAAAGTACTAACAAAACGCGGGTAGTCAACTAAAGTAGACCATTCATGAAATTCAATCTTCCCAGCTTTAATTAAATCTCTTAACGAGAGCGGAAAACCACCGACAAATACCCATTGTATGTCATCAACAGATTTGCGAATTGCATCAAGGACATGATAAAAGTCGTCTTTTTGTTTTATTCTATTTTCAATATCAAAATGTGCCCCACTACCGCAATAAACAACGCGTGGTTTTCTTTTATTTTTTTGAAAATTTTCTTTTATTTGATTTAAATCATAATAGCGATCCATCCAAAACCGTGGAATAAAATTAGGTATAACTGTAATATTTTTATTACCAGTTTTCTCCGTATAGTATTCTTTCATGAAATTATTTGTAACTGTGATTTCATCACATAACTGCATAATTTCCATACTAGTTCTTCTTATTTCTGGATCTTCAAATGCGAACCTAAATTTATTATAATGAGGTATATCTTCTTTAAATATTAAATCATCAATTTCATATATAATATTAAAATTAAATTCTTTTTTTACCTCCGACAACCATTGTATATATTTTAATTGCTGCTCTGTAGCTTGTCTTTGTATCCTAACAGTCGTTAAGCCTTTGTAAAAGTTTTTATCACCAATCATTACCGTACCCCCTTGTACGTTTGCTTTACCATAACAATTTAATAATAATTCTGGCCAGATCATTCTCCAATGACCACATCCAGAGTAATCAGCATAAAAATTTACCGCGCGCGGTAAATCTGGAGTTTGATGTCCTGAATTTTTTAATGTATCTTTATAATTTGGCTTGCTTGTTCTATGTAAACCACTTCCAGGAGTGAGAGGAGTAGGTATTACCGGAGTAGTAAAGGGTAATCTTTGTGTTGTGTTGTTAAACGGAGTAAGCATCTACAATAAAAACTTATTGTTACTATTGTGGTAAATCCACTTTTTTAGTTATACCATTACATTTTTCTAGCATGATGACATCTCCAGTCGCAGCTTTAACGGATTCTTTACGGTGAGATATAATATAAACTGATTCCTTATATACATCTACTCGTTCTTTTATTATATTCAATACCAACTCTACACCCTTTTCATCTAATGAACTGTCTAGTAACTCATCAAACATAACTAAATTATATGCCACATCTCCCTGTAAACGTCTCATATCCATGAACGTAAACAATATCGCTAGGTCAATATTTTTTCGCTCTGCTCCAGAAAAATTAAAGTAACTACATTTCTCTCCCTTTTCATTAACAATTTCTTCTTCAAAAAACTCATTAAATCTACAAACACAATTTGCGTCCATCTCGTTTAAATAATAAACCAATCTCGTATTAAGTACGTCAAGAATTTTCTTTACAATAAAAGATTTAACTCCTTCTTCTGATAAAATATATTTAACTATTTGTAATATTTCTAATTGTTTGTAGATTTCATTTGTATCTTTTTCTAGCTCTTCTACTTCTTTAAACTTGGTGAGTATTTTATTATCAAGATCTTGTAGCTCTATACTTGACTCTTTGTTTTTTAATTCTTGCTGATCTTCACAATTAGTTTCTAACTCTTTAGTTAGATTGTTAATATAACTCTTAGTTAATTTATTATTATTGTTAGTAGTCTTTATATTAGAAATATATTCTTTTATTTTTTCTTGTGCGTTTTTATTATCTTTCTTTATATTATTAATACTACTAATTTGTAATTTTAAACTTTCAATATCATCATTACAATTATAAATTTCTTTTTGAATATTTTTCTTTTCTTGCTCTATATGATCTCTATCGTTACTTGTTATATCATGTAAACAGACAGGACACACATCTTCTTTCGTACCAATACTGTTAAGCTTTTTATTATGAAAATCTATTTCTGTCTCATGTCTAGTAATTTTTGTTTTGACATCTGATAGTTGGTTTGAAATGTTAGAAAGTTTTTCCTCTATTTCATTGTATTTTGTTTTACTTTTTTCATACAGCTCCTTATTAATAGGTTTTATTTTAATTCTATTCTTCTCAATGTCTTCTTTTAATATCTTAACTCTGTTATTAATTTTATCTTTTTGCTCTGCAATATTAGATAAAAAATTATCTTTTTGTTCTGTTAAAAGCTTATGTATATTACTAGCATGGTCATAGTCCTTATTAGCTCCTTCATAATTCTTTTGTACTTCATTATGTTCTGCACGAGCCTTAAGTAACATTTCAGAAAAAATTTCTAAGTTAAGAATACCTTCAATAAATTTTCTCTTTTCTACTTTTTTTTGCGCCATGAACGGTAATGTTGTATTCAATGACATAATGACACAATTTTGAAATACTTCAGGAGAACAGTTAAGTAATTTCTTTATCTGCTTGTTCGTATTAGGTATTGTACTTTCTGTCATATCAACACCGTCAACTAACAAATAACATTTCGTTGGTTTTAGCTTACGAACAATTTTATAGTTTTTTATTTTATTGTTCTCATTAATCGAAAATTTTAATTCTATTACTGTGTCTTTCTTATTAATAGAATTAACAATAAAATCTTTAGATAACTCTCTTATTGTTTCACCGAAAATAGCAAAATGTATCGCATCTGCGATGGTAG